TGTATATTCCTCCTCTTGAGAAGGTTTAGCAAGAGGATTCGGGAGGATTTCCACAGGATTCAAATGACTGCTCAAATCGTAATTCACCTGTCTGCCTCTTCTCCAGAATCGATTTCTACTCAAAGTAGGTCTTGTAGGGATATTGTTCATGGTTTCAAAAGCCTCCGTAAGAAGCGCTTTCTGACTTCTTTCCTTGGCTCTTCTGATTCGTTCATCATCATTGGCAATGGAATGGAGGAAACACTCCTCAATCGTTTCTCCAAGAAGAATTTCCGCTCCTCTTAAGCTATGCCAGAAATCTCGAACAGCAGCATAGCCCTTATCCTTGGAAACAATGCAAATTTTATCTCCCGTATCAAGAAACATGCCTGTAGTCGACGCAATATACATATCCAATGCATTACTATGCTGCTTTAAAAGCTTCACCATCCTGACATGTACATTCTTAGCCTTTAAATCATCGACTACTCCCTTACTTACCGCCGAATTTTCGTCACTATAATACACCACAAGGGTGTCATTTTCATCCAGATACTCCACTCCTTGAAAACCGCTGGCATGCGTATTTTCAAAATCCACTAAAATAATCATTTTTTCTCCTTCCAAGGGAAGTGCTTTATTTGCTACATTCCCTCATCGGGATTATCTTGAGATAGAAAACTAAAGAAATCACTATCATCCAATTTTCGTAAGATAAATTTCGTCTTTTCCAAAGGATACGGTACTTCCTCTTCCTTACAATACAAAACCTCCGCTATCATCACTACCGTTTCCGCATTTTTCTGTTTCTCGCTCGGAACAAGTACAAAGTCGCCTACGACCACATTATCTTCCCTGCTTCTGAAATAATACGTTTTGCCATTCGGTTGAAAAATACAGGAAAGATAAATATATTCCCCACTTTTTACACCGTGATGATACAATCCGGAGTCAAACATCGCCCCGTACACCCCATAGTATCCTAATGTCTTATGAAAATCCTCCAAGAAATCTTCCCAATCATCGGGGAGTCCATAGCGATCATAAGTTCTTTTCAAAATTCTCTTTGTTCCATTCCGAAAAGAGAGACAAATACTTACCCTGGCTGCATCTTCCTCTTCGTAAAGCTGATCTTCATCCTCAAAATTACTAAAGTAGCGTTCAATGTTTCCTAAAAGATAATCCGCTATATTCGTTATATTGTACTCGTGCTTTACCGTATAAACATCATTGGCAAACTGCTGATAGACAAGTTTCTTGTCCTTTCCGGAAAGAGATAAACGTTCTCTATATTCCACTTCAACATAATCTTCTTCTCCGGTAACAGGATTCCAATGAACTTGTTCCCGATAATCTCGCATTTCCATAGTAAATTCGGAAATGCCGTCGAAACGGTAATTGTCCATTTCTTCCGTAAGCTTTGCAATAGCCCCAATGAGCCTGCTCCAGTCCTTGGGAAAATCATTCAGCCCCTGAAATTCCTTGGCCTCCCTGTTTACCTCTTTATAAAGAAGATACCAACGAGAAGACAGCGTTCTTTCTTTACTCCTATCCTGCTTCTTCTCATGAAAATATTGTTCTTTCCAACGATAAAGATTCAAGTTCTCTAGTTTATCCAAAAAAGATTGCGCCCTCTCTCTGGATACATTTAAAACAAGAGAAGGACCGTTTTCATACTCTGTACTGTCATAGGAATATTTCAATCTTCCGTTTTTCATCCAGATGTTCAGAGAGCTTTCTCCTACACCGAACCCATCCAGTTTTAAATTCAAGTATTCCAGCATGACCTTCTCCTTTCACTAGATAAGCCTATTATACAATATTTCGCCTACTTGGAAAGAATTATCTAAAAGAAAAAGTCTAGGTTTTTAAGCCATTTGGCTTAAATCCTAGACTTCCAAAATAGCGACGAGGATGGGACTTGAACCCACTCAAAACGGCTCTAGCGTGGCTAAAACTCTAACTTTTTTAAATTCGTGGTCAATTTCGTGGTCACCTTGGTCATATTTTTGCCCTGTTTTTTGAGAGATTATTCAACAATTTCAATACTGCTGTCTCTTCCTGTTAGAAGAGATTTTATAGGATCATACACTCCATCTTCTCCTACATAGTCGAAACCTTCTCCTCGTGCCTTTTTTATTTTTGCATTGGTGGCCATTAAGCCCGTCTTAGTAAGGTAGTACCACTTTCCTTTATCCTGTAGCCACTGAGAAGAAAGCATACCGCCATCCTCGCCGAGGTAGTACCAACCATCGACTGTGTCCAGCCAACCTTTAATCATAAATCCGGCATTATCAAACGCATACCAACGGCCATTTATGTATTCAAATTTTTCGCTAACAGGAACACCATCCTTGTAGTATAGCCATTTATCCTGCTGCTGTTTCCAACCCTCTAAACGGGGCTCCTGCTGCGTTGCAGCGGCTTTTCTTTCTTGATGGAGCTTACAAGCTTGATAAAAGCACCAGCTTACAAATTCTGCGCACCAGTATTCGGATAGTGCCTTTCCTCCGTTGTACCACATTCCGTATTTAGTATAGTTCTTACTCCCTCGATTTGCGTGTTTATCATCGAGGCTATTTGGAGATGCCTTTTCTTCATAGCCGATTTCATTCCTTGCAACCTCTAGTAGCTCCTCTACGGTGCAAGTATCATCCCCATATACAGGTCTTCCGAATCCGCAGATCCATGCTTTCGGTGCAACCTTAAAATTACTGTATCTCTTCCTCCTCACCTCTCCGCCGTTTCTGTCTCTTTCTGCACCGGATGTATTTCCTTCCAATGCCTCTAAATCCTGTGCTATGACACCATCGACTATACCAACGTGTGCGATTCTATTTTTCTCTGCGCTAAAGTAAAAAGATACATCGCCCGCTTGTGGTTTTGTATGCCACCGCCCGGCACGCTTAAATTGAATCGCTCCGTTCGGTGTAGATTTAAAGTAATCTCCACAGAGTGCAGCTTGCCCTCTTTGATAAGGATTCATATATCCCCCTTTCTAAAATGAGAAACTTTTTTCTCAACTCTTCTCAACTTTTCTCAACTCTTCAAAAAAGGGGAACGATCCTTGACCGCTCCCCCTCGTCTTTACTTCTTCAGATTCACTCCCGGGCCAGTCGTCTTATCGGGATTCGGTGTTACCCCCGGGCCATGATTGACATCCTCATCGCCTACACCTCGACCATAGCCGACAGGGTGAACGGAATTATCAGCCTGTCCCTTACTGGGAACTGGGATTTCCTGTTTCTTCTCATCCTCATCGATTCCGTCATATCTCCCAAATGGTTTTGTCTTATTCATGATGATTTCTCCTTTCTTAATCCGTTAACTGCTTCTTAACCTGATTAGCTCCTGTACTTGCTAAACCTGATACAATCCCGACAGCCAAGGCATTAATTACATCCTTTGCAGGAAAATCGGGCATGGTATACATCCCGACAACGCCAAGGATCGCCCCGACAAATCCGCAAATTACGGGAATAAACTTATTATCCAGTTTCTCCCACGCCTTGCACCCCATTCCGATAAGGTAGGTGATGACTGTGATTGCTACTACTGCTCCAATTCCAAAATCCATTTTCTTTCTCCTTTCATGCTGCTATAGGTAATTTTTCGACTTCTCCGATTGCTTTTTCCGCTAAACCGTTCCCGCCGATTGCTTTATATGGTTTATACAGGTATTCGATTAGTTCTCTGTATTCTGCGTATGTTATGCTTCCTCGTGCGATATACTCTTCTGCCTGGATTCGAATTCTGGTGTTCATTAGTCCTTTCAGGCAGTCAAGAATCGCCTTATCATGGTCGCTTACTCTTTGGCGTGACTGAAACAGGTACATGACGAATGCCCAAAAACCACTACTCGCAAAGATTGCCCCTACTATCCCCAAGATGAACGTGCTATTTGTGATAATCTCCATCTTCTCCCCCCTTTCTGCCCTATAGGCTTTTTCTTCATACTAGCGTTAAGGGCGCATTCATTCCCTCGCAATAAAAAAAGAAAAGGGCAAGTTTCCTTGCCCCTCTTTTCACTATTTAGCCCATTTCTTCAGGTCGCTCTCTGTGTAGAGTTGTTTCCCGTTATAAGTGATCCGCAGAATTTTCTTTAATATCTCGTCCGACTCTTCAGGATTTCCAATTGCTTCCTGATATAGTGACTTATATTTAGATGTTACTGCGGTTTTAATACTACTTCGGATTTTATTGTCATCCTTTCCGAGTGACTTTTGATACTCTACGAACTCTTTTAAACTGTCCTCGCTGTCCTCTGTATTCTCAAACAGCTTTTCGGCAAGATCCTGATTCTCAATCGGCTTCAATTTCTTTACTGCATTTTCTAGTGCCTTGTCTATCATGGCGTCACTATATCCCAAGCTTCTAAGTTCTTCCTGCTCCTCGTCTATCGGTTCTCC